CTGTATTGTAGTTATATACTGGCATCGATCCCGTTCCATCCGCTACTCCGTCAAGATACCACGTATATGTGCCTTCTGAACCCGCTGAGGTGAAAACTGCGTGGTGCCATTTCCCATCCACAACGTTTGTTGAGCCCCCCACAATAACCCCACTCGTTCGATTTCTCAGCAGTCCGTTTGCCCCATCAATACGTATACGAAAATTGTTAGTACCGCCGCCAGCACCAGTATTTATAATACACTGATTTGTAGCGCTATTCACGTTAAACCAAAATGAAAATGAATACGCTCCTGTACCTACCTGCACCAACGCTGCATCTGCAGAGTTCCAATACTGCGTTGCCCCATCTTGCCAATTACACAGTGCTTCTGGAGCTGATGGGCCTAAACGATAATCATCAGTGCCAATTCTGGTTAGGCTAGAGTCAGTACCGTCAAATTTGTACTTAAACAGGTAATCCGATACGGGGTCAGCTAAAGGATCATTTGAGAATATATTCCCATCATTTTGGAATATATTCTCATCATTCTGATATATGTTCAGCTCAGACATTAGCTAGTGATTACAGCAAATTTCACCCATGTGTCTATTGATACACACAACCACACGTATACACCATCGTACGCCCATTGTGATGGGAGCCCGGTTGCAACGGGGAATGTTGCAGGGGTTGATACTTTTTGCTCAACACCAAGTTTGATTTGGTTTCCCGCGTCATCCTGGATGTTCATCAGCTTATCAGTAGTTGGGTACATTTGTACCGTGTTACTCACAGGTGTGGGAGCTGTGGTCTCATTCAACTCAAGGTAGCTCAGGTCAAGCTTTGGTTCAGTTATCCCATCGTCTTTGACTTGTAACGCTCCCCCGCGTGGATCTTCAGTGTACCACCGCCATGAGAAAGGTCCTGATGAACTTCGTGTGACACCATAAAATGTATCACCTACAGGGATTGTGACTGTATATAATCTGTCATTTGTGACAAAAATATCAGTTGCAACCGCCGTCATCGGTACTGAACCTGTGGACAGTTGCCAATTACCACCAACAATGTCACCGGTGGAATATACCCATATCACTACATCTGAGGAATGACCACCAAAAGGAGTAGTGGGAGGGGTAGTCCAAGGGCTTGAAGATCCCGTTGTACTATAAACCAACTCACCATTGACCACACTCCAGTTGGTGAAAAGTGATCCTGTGTTACCAACTGTAAAACCGTAGTTTGTCAACAAAATTTGGTTCATGGTGGTGTCAGAACCATTCCAATACGATACGGTGTCACCTTTCTCTATAGTAACATCGTCAACCACACTTGAATCTAATTTTATAGGTGTGATTGCTAGATCAGCAATGTACTCAGTTGGTACAGGATCTTCAAGAGCATCTTTGACAGTTGCACCATTACGGGCGCTATCGTTGACAATGTCCGAAGCAACAAGAGTATTATCTTGTTTGTACCATGTGAGTAAATCAATGGAGAAAATCAAGAAAGTCAGTGGCTTTAAGATCCAAGACACCACCATAAAATACCAAAATCCTAGAATACCAGGAGCAAATAACGAGGTATTTTGCATCCTCAGTGGGTGGGGTGGTTGTCAGGTCGGGTGTATTGGTCCCAGCATCATACGTACCGGTGAGGCCACCTCCGCCACCACCGCCACCAGTACCACCAGTGATATATTCAATCATTAGAAATAACCCCCAACAAAGGCGAGCTCTACACCACTCTCGACCACAATCATATCAGTGATGTTGACGCCTTTAAACTTGATGGCATCACCTGCAGCTATAAATATCTTACGGGGGTCACCGTTAACCTTGATGTTCATGTCATCTGATATGGCTTTAACGGTGAGAGCGTTGGCTGTATCTGCGGGTTCAGTACCACCGGCGCCGTCATCTTTTACAAATACATACTCAGTATTTGCACCAGGTGTGGTGATCTTCCCATCACTGTTGAAAGTACCCTTGTGTTCAAGTACTACCTTGTATGGTGGTTGGTCAGGACATTGATCAGGCATCGGTAGTCTCCTCTTTCTCAGGTTCAGATATATAAAGTTCAATTATGTGATCGGTACCGCCGATCTCTTTGCCATCCTCAGCCCACTTGAGATCCACAGCGTCATTTGTATAACCCTGGAACACCTTGTAAAAGGCTTTATCTTTACCTTGTACAGGGATCTCTTTGTCAAAAGTCACACGGGCGATTTTACCACTTTTAGTGACGTACGATGTGTCGCGTATTAGTTTCATGAGAATTGTATCCCCGATATGGATAAACGTGTAAAATCTTGACCAAAAACAGATGTGAGAACAGTACGGAAATCAATAAAACCAAGGTTTACAGTGACATAGCATGTCAATGCTGTATAGTGTGTAGCGCCATTTGACTCAACTATATTACCGGTGTTGTCTTCCTCAGATGTAAATGTGTACCTAGTAGTTGCGCCTGTACCGTTACCAGTATCACCGCTGTCAGGATACATTCCAGTAAATGCAAACTCACTATCATCTGTACCCGCTTCTTTACTCCATGTACCACTACCTATAAATAATTCATTATTTGCAGTGTTACTCACAGCGTAGAGATTTATACCAAGGTTGAAACTTGAAGCGTCCCAATTAGCAGTTGCGATACCTGTTGAAACACTCAGGACGGGGGCAGTTGAGGAACCTGAATCAGTGTCATCATTGCTCAACACACTAACACTTACCCCAGCATTGTCATCAACATATTGTTTTGTTGCAAGGTGGGCGTTTGCTGTAGGAGTCACACCACTTACAGTACCAGTGAAAGCCCTTGTACCGTCAGCCTTTGTATATTGAGTGTGGTCATCATCACCCAAACCGGTCAACCCTCCATGGTCAGTGACCACAGTGGTGTCAACATAACCCTTTGTTGCAAGGTGGGCGGCAATCGTTGGAGTAACACCACTCACAACACCACTGAACGCCCTTGAACCACTTGCAAGAATATATTGGGTGTGGTCATCATCACCCAAACCGGTCAACCCTCCATGGTCAGTGACCACAGCTCCACCAATAAGATTGTTGATAGCGGTTAGATAATCGGAAGCAAGAACAGTATCAGGATTACCGCTAGGGGTAACACTACCGGCAACTAATAGAGCTTGATGAAAACCCCACACATCATCATCACGACGTTTTGTAAAGGGTGTACCATCATTGGCACCCGCTGAGGTTTCCTCTTTGGTGCTCCCATACGGGTAACTTGCATCAGCGGCGGTAAAACGACCTACAAAAGCAGCTTCAGTACTTGGATCTAGAGCCATCTATACATACTCCACGATGAGACCGAGCCACTGTTGGCACGGGCATATTTTAAGACATAGCGCTTCAAATTCTGATCTCCTGGTTGCTGGTATTGTAGCAACATCTACGATTGGTAAACCGGATGGAGTGTCAACAAAATTCTCACCAGCAATATACAGGAAATAAGGCCATTTTGAGGCGTCATTTGGGACAGTTACCACATCATCATTGTTTACCAGGGGGTAACCCTCACGTACAAGGATACCACCGGTTTGCGCCTGTTGTGATCCAGTTTGAGCGGTGATTGCCCCGGTCTGCATACCTGAGATAGGTCCCGCGCCATCCTCAAGGATGAGTTTCGGTATCCTGGGAACCTGGGGGTCTGGTGTGGGTTGCTCCGGTAATTGCCACCACTCATGCACATATACGTCAAAACCGGCGTTCTGTAGGGTGTCTTGGATGTAACGGGGGGATTGACCGCCAAGGGCTTTCCACGCCCCGTCTAACCGGTCCCGTCGTTCTTGCTCGACCGTGAGGGTACGTGGTAGGCCAAATTGGTCCTCCCAATAATCCAACTCCCTGGTGGTGGCTGGGAATATATCACCAAAAATACCGTCAAAAAAATCCCGGATATCTGAACCAAGCGGGGCAAGTCCCTCAAAGAATTGCCGCAACTTCTTATCAACAGTGATCCTCCAGGCCCTTGCATTGGGTAGAAGGTGTTGAAATATCCGTAAAAACAACATTAACTAAAGCTCACCGTGACCGATTTGGATTTTTCACCCTCACCAAGTGAGTACAGGGTGAGCGGTGTTCCAACACCATCCTCACTAAATACCACAGTGGTGAAAGTACCGTTGGCAGCTGTTACAATGTCTTCCACAATACCGATTACCGCGGATTGGGTCAACCTGTCACGCCTGGGAAGAATGGTCAACCCGGTGATGAAAGGTTCAGCGTTGAGGAAGTAATCCTCAATAGCCGTGGTGATATCAGCTTGAACAGTGGCAAGGTCTGAAACACCTGAGATACCTGATACATCAGAGTTAAAACCGGTACGGGTGATGGGTAGAGAATTAACATAGGCGTTAGCTGGACGCCTGGTGGGTAATCCATTCTCATCGAGTTCAATAGAGTCAAGCACCGCCTGAAGCTGTGCGGCAGTTGGGATACCGTCAGGGTCCCCTGAACTCGCTACCGTAGCCTCACTATAAACGTCTACTTCACCGGGATTGCTGGAGGTATAAGGATAAGCGTTGATAATTCCCGCTACTTCCTCAGCCCACAACTCATAATCAGCATATGCACCACCCTGGGGCAATTTCTGAAAACGATCAATAACCCTTTGCCTGTAGGCATCTGTACTCTCACCATCAGCACCAGTGACAGTCTGAGAATCGACCACAGCGGTACGCGCCACATTTGCTAGGGGGTTTGCAAAGCTCATTTCGTCACCTGGGTCAAGGTTGCCAATGACTCCAGCACCTCCACCACCTGATTGATCAGAAACAGCCCTCACTGTGGCTTGTTTGACTGCAGCGTCCAGGGTCACAGCCCCGAGTGTAATATAAGTTACACCATTTTTAGCGCCTACAAGTTGGGAGTTTGTGGGAAGTGTCCCCACCTGGTTGGTCACAGTTATATCAATGACAAGCTCTGCCTGGGTGGCTGGGGTAGGTAAACCAATACCTATCAAGTCACCCCATAATTGCAATGGTGTAATAATCTCCCCGTTGACTTCTGTGGGGCTATTTGAAGCGGAAGCAACAAACATTTGCAGGAATATGAACCCGCCATACTTGTATAAAATGATGAAAACACCGGCAAGTACACGGGCCAAAACACGTAGAAAGGCTTTGGGTAAAAGCGGTATAGTTTGACTCAGAGACGCCTCAAGTTGAGATATGATGTTAGCGTCAATCTCTGCAGTGGTGGGAGTGGTTAAACTCATGTATTTGCCTCAATATCTCTTTGCCAGTTAGCAAGGAATGTAATTGTTTTTACGTCACCCTGCGCCTCAATGTCGATGGTAATTTGAAGGGTGTTCAACGCTGGAATAGTCGCCGTAACGGTGAGAGCTGTGGCCACATTGTCATCAAGTAACCATTGAAGGTCTCGTTTTGCGGCATCCTCCACACGGCCAAGGTTGCCGGTGACAAGCGGTAGAGACTGTAACAGGTTTTGAGTGCGACTCACATATTTACGTGATGGCTCATTTTCAATGATGTTTCCCCACCATGTACGGGTTGATTCTTGACCACCAGTGTCATCCTCATTACCACCCCACAAGGAAAGATAAGCAGAAGTCTCAAGACTACCGCGCATTTCAACAATACCACCCTCAACGTTGATCTCACCATCATCGTTGATTTGAAAGAGGTATACGTCGCCTTGTTGATTATCAGCCATTTGACCAGTATACCCGTATTATCTGATAATCAATCACTGTGCCGGTCCCGTGTTACTTCCACCAGATTGCACACCACTGTGTACATGATCCTTCAAGTTGATACTACCGCTGGTCTCGACAACACTCGCACCAGATACAGCACCACCTTGAATTGACCCCGATGTTTGTAAATTACCTGATGTATCGATAGTCAATCCGTTGATTGTGACAATACCCGAAGCAGCAAGAGCAATACTTCCACTCCCATTTACCAGGGTAATAGAACCATCAGCGGCAACCGTTACGGTACCAGCTGGACTGGACACAACCACTGAACCATTAGGGTTGAGCACCACTGAACCGTTTGCATTGGAGAGTACAGCCTGTGCGGTATTTTTTAACCACAACTCAACGACATCGGCACCACTGGAGGAGTTCCGGGCGTAAATGCGTTTACTCTCCCGCTGTGGTTTTTTTGTCGGTAAGAATATCAGCATAACCAACCACCGCACCATCACCACCCCTACTCCTGGGAATTGATACAATTACAGCATAGTCGGTCTCAAGTGGGAAAGCATCGTCACCAGGTGAGGCAAAATGTTGACCGCGTACATTTGCTTTACCACCAGGGTCAACCGTAACATCTGAGAGTTTGGCTGAGTTACGCTCACCACGAACAAAGCTCAACAGTTTGGCTATTCTACCCGCAATTAATCCCATGGTAAAACCTCCGGTATCTCACCGCTGAAACTTCCAGGCATAACCAGGTTTAGAATTGCATCAAATGAGGTGGGTGTCCTGGTGAACTCCACAGAGCGTATCACAAAATCATAGGCATTGTAAATCATTGCATCGGGGGCCGTAAGTTTAACAATGGTGTTAGGCTCCCACAGGTTGTCCTGGGGATCTCTCCATGTTGGTACGCGCACGCTGTAACTTGCCATATTTCCAAACATACGCCCCATTTTGGCATTTACGGCGGCGGGTACAGCACCCTCTTGAGTATCTTGGGTTACAAATGTGTGTGGTCTAATCACCCCTTTTAACTTGTCATTTTTTACCGTGAATTGTGCACCCTCAAGCCCCAAAATGGTGGGTTCAATGCCTGTAACGTCACTGTAATAATTCTGAGGGTTGAAATTAGGGACCACCTCCACTAGTGGCGCTTTTCCCTGGTCGATGGTGACCACAGGTTGGCCGCTGGCAATGGAGGACTGAAAAACCATTTTGCCATCAGCGGTGTTACTTATTACAAGGTTTCTTTGCCTTGCAAGGTCAGAGAGAAAATCGTGCACTTTACGCGATATATCACAAGTCACATCTTCAAAGGTGTCCCCCTGGTTGGCTGAGAACTCTACCCCAATACCAAAGGGGGCGGCAAGTGTGGCCGATATCTCTTGCAAACCCTGATCAAAAAATTGCAACGGGTAGGCTGAGGCTGGCATATTACAGTCTACCAGTACCCCCGGTTTTGCATAACAACTCACCGATACTCTTTTAGTGGATGGCTGCAGGTCAGGAGATACACCAATCATCGTACCGGTGAAAAATCGGGTACTCCCTATGAATATCTCAACAGTTTGAAAGGAGAAGGGGCGAAAAGTCTCTTTAAATCCTGGGGCGGTGGCGTCCATGATTGCGGAAAAACCCACAGTGTCAAAGGCGTCAAGGGATCTTCTCAGCGTTACCGATTCCCAGAACCGGAAGCGTTGACCATTTACCAGGATTGATACGGTATCGGGCTCAGTACCAACATTTTGTACAACGTCGGTGGGTGCATCCGGGTCAGTGGGGGTTGTAAGGTTTGTTCCAGGGGTAAGAGTTTCTGGTAAACCTGGGTTTGCGTTCTGGATTAATGCCTGTTTATCGTCAATACCGTACTGTTTACGGGCTATTGATTCAAGTGTGTCCCCGTCTTGAACTTCATAATTAGACAAAGTAAACTACCTCCCGCCCTCGGGGAAGTTCCAGTATCTCTGATCCGCTGAGATTGTTTGTGTTGATGAAAAAATCTAATTTTGTATCAATTTCCCCGTATAATTCAGCCACAAGGTCAATCAAGGCGCGGGGGCGATCCAGTACAACGCGTTGCTCTTGCGCCAGGGTAACGAAACTTGTACCAGGTATCCAGCAACCAAGGCCACAGCCTCTTGCAATTTCTGGTATGATTCACCGGTGTCAATTTCTGATTCAACAGGACCACCACCGGAAAGGTTTTGGAAATTGTCATCCCTCCAGGTAGCCACCTGTTCAAACTGGTCAAGGATATCCTCAGCGGCATCAATAGCTTGAGACCGTGTGGTCAAATTGGTGTCATCGGTAAAAAGGTTGTTCACCCCACTCACCACCGAGCCCATCACCAACCCGGAAGCGTAAAGATCATCAGTACGGAATGTACCATAATCGGGCGCGGTGGAGCTGTTACCCTCAGTGTCAAAAATGATATCATCGGCTAAATTACGATAAGCATTCAAACGCGCCTTGATGGCGGTGAGCGCCCTCCCTGGAGCTTGTATCATGAGTTGAGCTTGGAAAGCAAGGGACAAAGGCTGTTCAATAAAAACGTCTATAGAGTTGTTTATTGAGTCGTAAATATCGTTAAATTGTCGCCTTACATTCTCCTGTGTGTCGGCTATCGGCTGCATTCCAGTTTTGACACCATCAAGGAATTTTTTGTAACGGTCCCGAAGACTAAAACGACCAGTAACACTCTCCCGGTTGAACTCTTCTGTAAACTCCCCCGCTATACCCTCATTGAAAGCGGTCACAGCCTCAGATATGGCGCTCACAGGGTCATCTTGTGTAAGTGGGTAGACAACGCCCGTGGTTTCCCAAAACGTCACTTGCATAATTGCCTGATTGGATGCTGTCTTTAGGTCATCACGCCTGGTGACTTCCCCAAAAGGTACAACGGTCACCGCCCCATACATAGGGTGTTCCAGCTGCCCCTCACCCTGGAGAGCTAAAACGTCCATAAATGCGGCGGCGGCAATGTCATAATCAGAACCCCAGAAGATTACCCGGAGCGGATAACGGCGCCCGGTGTGCCCTAAGTCCTGGACATAGGTGCCGTCAGCATCAGGAAAATCAAAAGCTGAGGTTTTCTTGGTGAAACTCTCGGAAACATTCTCATATGTAAAAGTAAACCGCTGCCCATTGGGGCCGGTATACGACGCTTCACGCTGTTCTAGTCTCTCATCCCACGGCATGTTAAAAATCTCCTGATGGGCTCATTATGAGAGAAGGATTTTGACCGGTGATTTCTGCGCTTGTGCCTGGTTTCGCTTCAACCTCAATTTTACCGCTGATGTTTGCGGTGTTATCGGCACGCCCTTGACTGATTGAGCTTGGTGACGGTGTGCTATTCGTACCACCTGCACCAAAAACGCTATTTAATGTACCAGTTCCAAGAGCATTTACCCCGGCGGGTTGTGTTGCGCGAGGCATTCCACCACCAAAACCAGTCAGTGCAGCCTGATAGGATGCAGCACCTTGACTTACAGGTTTTGTAAATGACTGTAGGGTCATTAACTCTTTAAATTTTTCAACAATATCGGTAATAAGCTCCAACAATGGGCGTAATGATGCTTCAACTTTATCCATGTTAAAAGCAACCCATACAGCTGCAGAAGCAAGAGCCAGAAACGCCATAGTCATCAACACCACGGGGTTGGCCGCCATTAGAGCATTTAAAAGTGTGACCACAAATCCAACCGCTTTTAATGCAAAACTCAGCGTTGTGAGAGCAACTATGAGTCCACCGGTACCGGCGATAACTGAAATTATAGTTCTGATGTTCTTGGTAATGAAAACGAGTGTATCACCAACCCCCTGTGCCAACCATTCATCATTGACTTTGATCCATTGTCGTATTTTATTTATGAGTACTGATATACCGCCCTTACTTAATTCAGTAGCTCTTATTTTTACACTCTCAATGATTGAGTTCAAGGCATTCCAATTACCTATCAGTGTCTTACGTTGAAAATCTGCCAACTTAGAAACAGTACCAGCGTAGTCCGCTATTTTACCCTTAAGTTCATCTATGCTTTTACCTGCATTATCAATCAGGTTTACAGATGAGGCTATACCAATTTTCCCGAAAATAGCGTCAAGGAATTTTGGTCTGTCAGCGGGTTGGAGTTTGCTCACTGCGGTCTGTAAATCCTCCATGATTGCGAGTGGTCCGCGCAATTTTTTGACGCCTTTTTCCATCATGGTTGTACGTATTCCAGCCTCTTCCAGTGCCCCAGTCAACGCCTTGGATGTTTTGGTAACTTCCGTGGTTGTAACACCAAGCTTTTTAAGAGCGGCTGTGGCCTTTGGTGTGGGTGCTGCGAGACCTAAAATCACACGTTTTAATCCGGTGCCGGCGTCACTACCTTTGATTCCAGCATTAGCCAAAACACCAAGTATCACACTTGTATCGAGCATTGACACCCCGGCAGCCTTGGCAACTGGCCCACCTTGCTTGAGTGCCTCAAACATTTGTTCCATGCTGGTATTTGCTGAGGTACTGGTTTTGGCTAGTAAATCACTAACTTTAACGAGGTTTTTTGCTTTCTCTTCCGCTGTGCCAACATTTAACCCAAAGATACCCATGGTATCCGTTGCGATATCGGTTGCCTGTGCAAGTTCAGTCTGTGCCACTGTGGCAAGATCAATCACACCAGGTAAAGCGGCGATAGCCTCATTAACCTCAAACCCCGCGAGACCTAGAAATTGTAGAGCCTCAGCGGCTTGTGTTGCTGTAAACTCAGTACGCGCACCCTGTTCTTGAGCGGCTTTACTAAGTGCTATAAACTCTTTTTGACTTTGACTTACAATGTCAAATTTTGCAGCAGCGTTAACCATAGTTTGTTCAAAAGTAGCACCTGTTGAGACAACATTTGCCAAACCTGCGCCAAAAGCGGTACCTAGAGCAACACCAGTCATTGCCATACTTTTGTAGACCACTGTTCAATCGGGTGACTGAGCGGTCCATGTTACGCAAACCTGATTGCGTAGCGCGGGTAAATTTACCCATACGGGATTGCATGCGAGATACAGGGGCGGTGATACGATCAACCGCCTTAAACACCGCCTCTACACTAAATCTACCAGCCATTACATGAGTGTACTATAAAACCCAACATTTCAACTCTTGCCGCTGGTGATCTGTAGTTCTTTCCTGATCCCATTGTAAAAAAATAGGATCTCTCGCGCTTTTATAGTCCTGGGGGTCAGGCAAAGTGTTGTATTCTCTACAAATTTGAATGAACATCTCACCATACACATTTAAAAAAGTATTGTTATCACCCGGTAAATGTTCATCTACACCGCGCCTCACAAGAGACGCCCGGACTAGTCCATTAAAAGGTTGAACAGACTTTCACACACCTTGATATCCATCCCCCGCAACTTTGCGAAAACTGAAGGGTGAGTACCGGTAAGATCAGCCATCATTGCATAAGTCTTCGCCACGTCGTGACCCTTTTTCTTCCCATCAATGGCCATAAGTGAGGCGCCTGTACGTTCATGAAATGTGATTGCATCAATATTCTCGGTTTTCCATGGTGTGTATACGGGTTCACCTTCCTCATTTATGATCAGATAACCGCGCTCAATCGACCACACTATCTTCTGTTTTTGCTTGTTGAATGCTGTAAGGTCCTCAGCGTCAAGCTTTGTTGGATCGATAAGAATATCCATCGACTCCAGAAACCTCTCAAACTCCTGTTCAGCGACTTCAGTAGCCACCCGTATTTCATGCTTTGCCATATTGTTACCCTCTAAAATGTGGTGTCATGGGCCGCAAGGCAACGGGCGAGGGTACACCCCCCATGACATGATTAACCCTCTGTTTTTTATTGTTTGGTCAGTTCACCAGGTCCCATGAGAGATATTGCCATGGTGGTACTTTGAGTACTGGTGTTGCTTTCATCAGTCAATTGCAACGTGCCCTGATACACTTCGCCGGAAGCGAAAGTAATTGAAACAGGGAAAAATGTTTTACCATTTGCCAGGTTTTGTACGTACTCTTGATCACCGCGAGTGTCATCAATTGAGATACTTATACCCGATAGCCTTGCAGGGATGCGAGTTTTAATGAGACGGGCATTCCCGTCACCATTCATCTGCACCTCATTTTGAAACCCGCCAAGGTTTCTCTCACCGTCGGCATCAGCAGCAACGGCGAAGAGACGACCACTCAGAGAAATTGATTCTATAGATCCACCAGTCATGATATACCTCTATTATGCGTTTACGATTGAAGGAGTACCGAAGAAGAAACCCCAGTTTAGGTCAATGCTGATTATGTTGGTGTTTCCAGAAACCTGGATAGTTACAGCTATATCAAGGCGTTTTGGATTTTGATCAGATATCTCAGCGATAATGGTTGTTTTTGCTATTTTTGGATCGCTGATTATTGCATTCAACCCGAGAGAGTCAAGTAATGCAGCCATCTCAGCCTTAGCCATTTTTGGTTGCTTTGCATCAGGGTTTACGGTTGCCTGATCATCAGGGATCAAAGGAGCACCCGCCCAACTACTGTCATTGAAGATCAACGACGTGTTGAAGATGATGTTTTGCAGTTTGACAATATCCACAACGTAACGGTAAGCCGGTACAGCCTCGTCAGTGGGGTGATAGAAGGTCACAACATCACTGATATTGAGAACACCGTCTTTTACCTCAACGGTTGAACTACCGCGTTTTACAGCGGCGTCACGTTGGGTGTAGTTCCACTGTTCAGCATCAGTACCGGGTGTGATACTGGAGATGTCCTGGGAACCATAATCATGGGGTGGGTTGTTGTTGGCCAGGGAGGCTATACGAGCCAATTGACGGGCGGCAATAACACAAGGTAGGTTTGCTGAACCAGGTGCAACCAATTGAGCGTTGGTGCGGTCAGTCTTGCGACCATCAGCCACAGCTGAGGCGGCGGTAACGTCTGCAATGTTGTTACCAGTGAACACAACCAAAGGTTTATGTGTCAGGCTACCCCAGCGACCCTCACCAAAGGTGGAATACGCGTCAAGGCTGGTGGTATCTGCAATGTCCATGCAATTCAACATCATGGTTTCCCACACGTCACCAACTTGATCCAGGGCGTCTTGTACGTCAGGATTGACCAACCCACCAACAGGTTGAGTAATAGCAAAAGTGGTACCAGCAGAAGCACTCTCAACTACTTCAACTTCAATATCATTTGCGCTTGTGCCTTTCCATTTCGACGCAATGTCACAAGTTGTGGTGCTATCAGTTGCAATGACGGGCATATTGACGTTGGCATTGATAGCTGTGGTCATGGCTGTGACGATATCGGCCACACTATCACCAACGCTGATTACAAATGACTCAGAGTCAATATTGTTGATGCGTACAATGTAGCTTGCCGCCTCGGTTTGAGAACCACTTGGGGTGATATCACCGGCAGAAGCAACACCGGTACCGGCATCTTCAAGAGGGTAGACAGTTACAGGGATAGTTCCAACACCATCACCGTTAACGGGTAGTATCTGTTGTGCTGCCAGGTGGAGGGGTGAACCAAAACCATAAAGTGACCCAACCTCGGAAGCTGAGAACACCTGTTTTTTAGTGGTTGCGTAAGTCGCGGCGGTTGATCCCTGCCCAACTATAGCCACCCGCTGAGGAAGGAAAAGTATATTTCCACCGCGTAAATCACGGAATTGTGTTTTTATACCAACAACCCGCGCTACAGCGCTTATGTCAACAGCATCAGATACAGCCATAATTCACACCTTTTTTATGTATATTGTAGAAAATAGTATATTGTGTTTTAGCTATAGTCAAATTCAACGCTCGCGATCACTGCGCCATCGGCATCATATTTATAGTCTACAATGAGCTCTTCAAGCGGTTGACCTTCATATTGAGGTGACAATTCTTTAAACCACACCTCAAGCTCAAGTCGTGATGCGACTATACGCGCTTCATTATCGTCATCTTTTTCAGGTTGGAAAGTTTGCCTTTCCCTGGGCATGCGCTTCCACACGACACCGCGTGTCAACTGTAAATAGGTGTTAGTGCTCGACATGAGGAAATTTCTCACCAACCTGAGAGCCCTTTGACTTTCGAGAGCTGCAGTGAGGTCCCCTGGTATGTGGCCGGTACCCCCATCATCTTGAGCAAACCCGTAACCATAACAGTCAATGTAAAAAAGCCCTACACTCTTCTGTTTTTCAACAACATCTGAGGCATGTTCGTCAACGGTATCGATACCGTAACGCACGTTTACTATTGGTGTTGCTTCCTCGGCGGTGGCCGTTTCCGGGTCAAGATTGAGAAACCTTTCCCATGGTATGGAGCGCTCTTTGTAGACGTTCAGCTTCCACAAGTTGGGGTCTTCCCCGGCGACAACTGCTAAGGCTTGTTGACTGATTGACTCAGCTGAGATTATGGCGGCAATTTGATCCCGGACAATTTCAAAAGTATCCTGTTTATCAACAAGGCTTTGAATGGGTACGTAACTCATGCCTTTTTATAACCCTCAAGCAACATAGATATCACACCTAAAGCACGATCAGGATGTGATTGAATAATCTTAAAAGTGTGCTCATTCCCGTTGATATCGTCAAATGTGACAAGCCATGGTTTACGGTTTATTTCCGGAACACTTTCAGGAAAACCAAAACCTTGTGCGGTGAGTGATGATATGCGCACTACAACTGAGGCGCGGCGACCGGATACAATTTCACCAGTATCAGGGTCAATAATTTGGGCAATATCATCGGATTGCCCATATAAATCAGTGGTGTAATTACCGGCGGGATCTTTGATGGTTAGAGGCCACCCGAACCCGCCGACATTATCCTCTAGCGTGAATGCAAGGTCTTGCTCTGCAAGTTCACGCAGATTCATTACTCTTTAACGATGCACCCTTTTTCAAGGAGATTATCGAAAGTTTCTTTTCCACCTGGAAACATAGAGGGATTTACCACAGTACCAGCATCACGAACACCTTTCAACGAAGTGAGGCTTTTACCGATTGCAACCTTGAAGACTGGGGCTTTTTTTACCTCGGGGGTGGGTTTTACAACCTCTTTTTCAACCACTGTTTCAACTGGTTTTTTGGTCTCGGGGGCTTTTACTTCCTCCGAGACCTTTTCAGTTTTCGCTTTACGTTTAGCCATGATTAGATAGCAGTATCCAAACAGCCATAGGTGTCAATTGCTGTAGGTATCAGCAATGGGCGAGCAGCCACAGAAGTGAACACCTGCTTGTTACCTTCACCAACCCAAGCGTCCATGAACATGTCAGTACCACGACCGGTAAGAGACACGCGAGAAGGCAGGAATGGAAGAACGCGGTTTTCAGGCTGTACAATCATGGGGATTGCGCCAAAGGTGGCATCCAGGCGTCCAGTAGATGAGCGCATGACGACCTTGTCATCGGGCAGGTAGTTGGTAATGGTTCCAGAGCCGGGGGCTTTGTAGCGACCACCGTATGTCCATATATCATAACGATAATTACCAATTTCCAGGGTACCGCGATAGTTACCACCCTGTCCACGCATTTGCATGGGGGCGATGGTTCCAAGATCAATACGACGGGTTTCGTAACGTTTCCGCATTTCAGGGTCACGTACCATAGCTTCAAACGATCCTTCACCCATGATAATCTGATCAGGGTCCTGTTTACCATTGTTACGGATAACATTGGCAAGGCTTAGAAGGTCATTTGTCATGTCATTGGATGCGTCATCCCATGCAACGGAAGCAGTGGGGAAGTGAGCGGTCTTTGGTTTGTAATCCAGCTCATAAAGGACGTTTGTACCGTCACCCAATTCAAGTTTGCCGGTGGTTAGAAGCTGGGAAGCCTGTAACTCGATGGCGCGTTGAATCTTTTTCAACATTTTGGCGTTCAATTTCATGGCGCGTGCGGTTGCATTACGCTGAAAATCGGGAGCCTGAAAAGGGTTGTCCCCTGGGTTTCTTTTGATCAAGTCCCATGCATTGATGGGGCCTTTTTCGTCGTGAATAGGGGGTTTGAACTCTTTATTGGTGTAAAGATCAGCGGCGTTATTACGGCCACCAGCGCTCAAGTCCTGAATGACAATTGAAACGTCTTCGTCATCTCTCTCGATATCGATTTCAACCGATTCTGATGCGTAGAAGTTTTCGGCAGGACTGCGAAACAGTCCAGAAAGGAACATAGTTGGAGAGATAGTCTGCTCGTAAGCAGATATCATGTGTTTTGTTGATTCAGTAGACATTTTCTATGGCTCCTATTGATTGTCCAGAATGTTGAGTTCTGTCACGGGTTCACTAACAATGGTGAAGTCTCGCAACTGGTCAAGGATCTCCGAGGTGATGTTTGATCCGTCACCATCAGCGTCAATGATAAGTCTTTCTTGACGCACCCAACCGGATATCATGGAGCGAATTGCTTCGTTTCCTGCACCTGTGGCGGTCACATCATAAGTGAGAATTGCTTTTGGTATTCCAGCACCGGCAACACCACCGATAGCGAATGGTACCATTTTACCGTTTGCAACAACTGTGGCGGTAAACTTGTCACCGGCAGCGAAGTCAGTTGCGCCATCAGTCACAACAATTTGTAGTCCTACTTCGTTGAAAGTGGTAACGAGACCAGAACCAACACGCAATGTGAGGTTGTCTTTTACGATATTTCCAGCGGGGTCAGTCAGTTTGAATACTCCACCCTCAGCAACAGCAAAGGTACATTCCAGCTCGTAAATACCTGCAACAGGTAGTTCACTTACGCCAACAACACTCGCGGTGACAGTGCCGTCTCCAGTATTTCCAACATCGGCAGCAACCACAACAGCGGCGTCAATAGCTTGACGAGCTAGAAGAGTACCTTCTACAACAGTCGCGGCACCAGCGAAAACCAGCAGCTCATCTATGTGAGTTGCATTTTTAAGGATAACACTACCTAAATCATTGTTTGTAATAGTGATATTACTCATTACTCAACCTCCCCGCCAAACAGTTTGGCTACACCATTATGTACCTCGGTTTCGAGGTCGTCTTTGTTTTTGGTTTCAGTAGTTCCAGCGTCCCCGGCATCGGCGTCACCTTCGTCATCACTGCGATTATCAACATCTTGTTTGTTGACACCAGCCATCATATATGTGGCTTTCAGTGTTTCGGTCATGCCTACGCCGTCTTTAATTGCTTTACAAGCAACGTCAAGAGCCCCATTACCTTCACCCATAATTATATGGGCATTAACCCTGTCCCGCTCTGCGGCGACAGATTCCGCTTGAATAGCGGATACAAGCTCAGGATGTTGAGCTTTTAACTCAGATAGCGTCATATCGACAACCTCCAATAAGTTTTGATCATTCTCAACCCCTGCACCATTGCTTGAGCCACTAATAGAATCAATCATACCGACTTCTTGAGCTTGTCCAGCCAAAAGCATTCCACCGCGCCCAAAGTCGGTGTTTACCTTCTTTACAGACACACCGCGACCGTCAGCAACAGCACCGGCAAAAATTTCGTGGATCATATCAAGCCATTCCTGAACCTGTGCTTTTCCTTCCTCGGTGGATACGTCGGGACGCTTGTTGGGTGCATTAGTGGAGGTGATATCTACTATAAAATCACTAACAAAAAACGATATAGCCACACCGATGGAACCAACAGCACTCAACTTGTTTAATGCAATAATAGTACCGGCTTGTGACGCCAGCCAGTAACCACCACTAGCAGCCATTCCAACAACCACGGCGCGTGTTGGTTTGGTTGCGTTGCGAATTGCTGTGGCTGCTTCTTCTATACCATTAACCTCACCACCCGGAGAGTCAATCATAAAATCTATAGCTGTAATGTTTGGATCATTCTCAGCAATAGCTACTTGCTCTATGATAGACCTATATGTAGTATTCCCCCCACCGAAGTACTTTGCATAGTAATCCACATTTTTTGTGAGTATTCCTTCTATCTTTATCTGTGCTGTAGAGCCAACTGAGACAAGTTCAGCAACAACAGGCGCGCTTTTCTCAAACTCTTTAATTTTTTCAGCAGATATAGAAGCGTTAGCCTCTATAAATTTACGGAATAGTTCAGCGTGTGCTTTTTCAAGTAGCCACCACATTGTTGGTTTCCTCCAATCGGGTATCTAAAATGTTGTTTACGGTTTCCTCTAAATCACCATCACCGGCACCGTCATCCTGTGACTCATTAAACTCAGCTTTAAACTCAGCAAGAGGGCGCAACGCCTCTACAAGCTGTTCGTTTTCTTTCTTCAGTTTCTTGACGTTTTTGGTAAATTTTGTACCAGATATCTCTTTAGAGGTACGCCCATGGGTGATCCACCCTTTGTCAGTCATCAACTCATAACCCTGGGCTTGTTTCTTGGTGTCGGTGGATGGTTTTACTTGACCGCTCCAATCCGAGACCAACCAAGCGCCAAAAGTGGCATATTCAAGAGGATTTCTCCACGCCTGGAGTAGTCCAGGGGCATCAATGCGCCTTTGTAACACCTCACTAAGTAACCATTCTTGGTAAATAGGTTGGTTGAAGTCAGCCCCAAAAATAGAGCTATCCCGGTTTAGATACATCCTAAACTCATTTATCTCACCCTGTGATGCTGAATAATTATGACTAAAGGCCAGTTTTACTATGTTGGGAGGGATCTCGCACGCCCATGCAAATGTAGAAACAATGGCATTTTCAAACTCGGAAAATTTCTCATCCGTTCCATGGGACATAAAGCCCACAGGTTCCTCACCTTGCTGCAGTTCCTCATAAACAACACCCGGAATATTACCATTGAGATTGTATGTACGGTTGGTGCCGTCGGTATCGGTGACAGCTCCATCTATTTTTTTAACTGCGCTACCCGTTACAGGTAGGGTACCCATTTTGTCTTGAGTTTTCTTGATGTACATGGCGAGCATTGAGTTAATCACTGCTTTACGCTGTACGCTGTCCCGATACCGGTCTATCTCTTTAAGTGACTGGAGAAAAAGGGCAAGAAATGGTTCACCGCGTACGTCATCTTTTCGTTTATCGCTACCGTAGTACAACCATGCAATGCGCCTTTTACTCCTTTCACCATACGCAACAACGCGTTTATATGTTCCATCCTCCTGGAGGATGTGGAAAGCAACGTGCCTCCCGCGTGCATCAATTTCTACACCGTGTAGAATTTTATTACCCTTTTTAGCGTTCCCCCCGCCGATTGGTGTCTGTACAAGACCACCTGAGACAAGTTCAATTTTGGGTAGCGCGGTTACCCGGTCCTGATGTAGGATCACCAACAAGTCACCCTCCACCCGCGCCTCATTTTTGGCTATGGCCTGGAGCTGGTAAAAATTATGTTTCTCTTTGTAGTCTACCATCTGAGCATTCATTGCCCATATGTTGTGACGGTCCTCCACATCGTTGGCCCAATCCTCCAGGGTGTCCTCATCAATCCCTAGTATTCCACTCTCGGGGGCAGCCTCCAGGGTGAGCCCTGTGTTTATCTCATTTGTGATAAGTCGCCGTAGTACACCACGGGCGTACAAGTTTTCTTTGAAAAGTTGCGCCGATCTTGCGCGTAGTGTCCAATAATCAGCGGTAAACAGTTTGGTCTCACCAAACCCGCCGGGGAATTTATCCCCGTCAAAATACTGAGCGCGGTTGGGTGACAAAGGTCCACCCGCTACGGGTAATTGATCCACGCTGATGGTGGGGGTACCCTTACTGAAAAGGGATTTTATTTTATCGATTACCAGCATGGTATACTCGTTGTGGTCCCTGATCCGTTCAAACGCGCCTCAAGCGTAGCGCAACGATTGTACAACCCGTCAAGGCTGGACTGTAATGTACCTAAATTTGTTTTAGTCACAGTTTGACGAGATTGCCCGGTGTCAAGAGTATAACTCTCAACCGCACCTGATGAAATAGCCAAAAGGGCGTCCTCATAGGCTACAATTAACGCTTTTGTGGCGTCAATCCGGGCTTGTATAAATGTTGCATCCATTCTTTAATTATGTGCTTTTTCCGGTTTTGTCCACAAGGGTGAAGAATGATTGATTCTCCTCTATGTACGGCCAGAAGCGCTCCCAGTCAACATTCTCCAGCTCAAAACCCACAACGCACACTTGCCAAGCGAGCACCTCAACCGCTGCATGACCGTACACCAGCAAATCCCACAGTTCATTTGCTGCACCACTGGGGCGGTACCAGTAATATGATACGTAACCCTTATCATCTGTCTTTTTGCGCCTGATCTCCTTTGTCAGCTGCTTTAGCTGTGAGTCTGTAATATCCATGGGTGCATTAAAGTGGTACGGTTTTTGGGTTCCTGCAGCTTCACTCCACTCACGGCGCAACACGGGCGCTATTCTGTCTTTGTAATGATCCACCACCACGGTGTACCCCTCAACCCCGGTTTGTGTTTTCCATGGAGAGAACTCTTTAACTTTCTGTGTCTTGGCTGGTCGATCCCTACCGATTATAGGGTAAACCCAAGCAGCGTACTCACCACAAAAAGCACTCACTGTGTCCTGTTGGTGACCGGCATCAATAAGGGTGGCGGCTATACGGTACTCCCTCACGCCATCACTGTACACTTTTTCGTCAATCATTTCTCTCAATTGCTGCCAGCAGTGGTCCCCCACATCATTGGTTTTCTTTTTGGCATCCAGGGAAATATACTCGATAACGAAGCAATGAGCGTTTTTGGTCCACCCCATCACGGCGACATGTAGAGCATCGTCATGTACGTCAACCTGCATGGTCACCATGAGGATGATTCCCTCAGCGTATTGTACTGCAAAGTCAGTAGGTATTTGACCGCTGGTGTAACAGTTACGGCGGTGGAGAGAAACACTCTCAAAACGCACCCGGCCACCCTGGATGGTGTAAGAATTACCCAAAACGTTATTGTAAAAAATTTGCATCAAGTCTATATTTTTGGTTTTCTTCTCCAGGGGGTCATAAGCTTGCAACCACAGTGCAACCGATTTATACCATGGCTGCATACCTACGGGGGAGTACAAGGCGGGGAGGTGATAGGACCTAATGTCTTTCTCTGTGGGTGTGGCTGTGGGTTTCCAGTGTGCCCCGTGTGACTCAGCGAATAAATGAGTTTTATCATGTTCATGGTGGGGGTGTGCACAATTTTGACACAGGTACCTCACACTCTCGTTATTCAAAGTACCGTTATCGTCAAAATCCCATTTAAAGCCGTACTCCTGTTGGGTCTCTTCATTTTTACCGCTCCACCTCAACTCCTGGGGGAATGAGCATTTTTTACACAACACCATGTACTTTCGTTTATCACCCCGGTTGTATTGGAAGTCTATTTTTGAGGCCCCCGTGATCAGTGGTGTACTACCCCTGAAAATTTTACGCCTCTCCCAATACCCTGAACACCTGTCATCGGTGAGTTTATCCGGGTCACCATCTTTACCCACGGTATCAGGCCAAGCGTCAATCTCATCCTTGAGCATTACCATAATCGACCACATTCTCATTTTGTTTGCGTTATTCGCTCCGCCCGGTATGAGGTACCCGCCTCCCTCCCACTGGAGGTGATTTGCTGTCTTTCCTGTTTTCCTGGAGTTCCCTATATCGCTCGAGCGGATTTGGTCAGCAAACCCACTGTGGTTGATCATGGGTAGAAAACTATTCTCAATACGCCCCTTTGCCAGTTCTTTATCAGCGGTGACAAACATCATGGGGACTGTTTTGACGTGAAACATGTAATACAAAGAAACTGATTCTAACAGGGTGGTGTAGGTAATCTGTACACCCTTTTTCAGATTCACCTCACGTACAGGGGAGTTCACATCGCAACATTCTATAATCTCCCGCATGTAGGGGTTGACGTCAAACCGGATGTAACCAGGCATAGAGGTTACACTTTCTGGTAAATACCTGTGTGTCTCGTTAAAATCTATAGGCGTGACATGGACTATTTCATCGGTCATGTTCTCGATTTTATCAGAGAGCCACCCTGTACCCAGAGTGTCTATTTTTTCAGGCATGCTTTCATTTTTTTCTTGAGAGGCTTTATGAAGCTGCCAATCTGTTCACTCACCAGGAGCTCAATATCTTCTACAGGGTCACCCGCTTTGGTCATGGCCACAGCTCTACGCGCAATAGTTTTTGCGCCATCGGTCAACATCTGTGTGTGAGCGGTATTCATAGGACCAATTATGGAAACTTCCACAAGTTCCCGCGCTACCAGGTTACTAGCTGTAGTTGCATTCTTCAATTGACGCTCGTAGATTATTTCAATCTCTTTCACGGCCTTGAGCCAGTCCACAAAGGCAATATCTGTACCGTACTCGTTTATAATCTTGCGTAGAGGCATATCCACAAAGGCGCGGATATTTTCAGGGATAAATGGCGTATCTTCCCCCACCCTGGATAGATCCTTTTTACGCTGTTTTGCACTACCGTGCCCTGCAAGATGTATAGGGTTGCTGCGCCCATCTATCTTCACTGTCAGTGGTTCTTCCCGATTTTGTAGGTACTCTACAACTAGGGGGTGGCTAGCGTCAACGCGTTTACCAACTACAGCATCAGCCAAATTTTTATTACACGCTTTGGTGATAGCTGCCTTGGATACCCTCGCCCGTTGAGCCAGCTCAGTTCTTGATATGAGCTCTTGCATGCGCAGGAGTATAACCACCCTTTACATTTGTTCAACGCCTAGAGACGGGCGGTTAATAGCGGTTAACACCCTGCTTTTAGTGCGAGTGTCGGGCGGCGGAATAAAAAC